GTGCTTGTTCGCTCGGTGTCAACTCGATACGATTTTGTTTGCGTCCTGTCGATGTATTGCGTGTGGCTGAAGCGACTGTTTGGACGGGTTTCTTGTTCGCTTCCACGTTAAATTTATGAGGCAACTCTTGTTGCACTCTGTTATTTAATTCAGTGTAGTACTCATCAGACTCAGTGTCAAAGCCTTCATTTTCTAATTGATTATGAACTGCAAAGGCAACTGAGGTAGCAACTTGGTCTTTTCCAAACCAAGTATTCTGTTTAGCCCAAGTCTGAGCTTTGTCTGATGGCTCATCATATTGTTGAATTGGTTGTTGTTGTTCAAGGTAGTTTGGTTGATTTTTAACTTGTTCGTTATAGGCTGCTTCTTGTTCTTCATACCTTTTTTGGTCTTGCCTATATTGTTCAAGTCTAGCTTTATCTGAAGTAGCCATTGTTAAAGCCTCAGTAGCTGTAGCTATTGCATCAGGATCCTGAGACTCAGTAGCTGTTTTTAAGGCTTGTCTTGCTAAAGTTATTTGAGATTCAACACGACTCGTAAATTCATCTCCGTAACTATTTTGAAAAGACTTTTGGGACTGTCTTAACTGATCATTCTGTTCTTTAAGATCTTTAGCATATTGAACAGCCATTAACTCTCTTCTTTGAAACTCTTTGGCTTGAGCTACTGCTTTGTTGATTCTGTTTTGTGCAAGAGATGCTCTCTTCTCTATATCTGATTGATCTTTTGCTTTTTCTTCTACTTGAGGAGAAACTTCAAAATCTTCTTTGATTTCATCATCAGTAACTGGAGTAACTTCATTATTTTGATCTAAAACAATATTAACTGCATTGTCTTGAACCTCATCTTCTACTCTTCTGTGTTCTGGTACTGCTGCTTTCTCTATCTTCTCATCTGTGATTTCTATATCAATGCTTTCTACTTCTTCAATGTTTTGCGCTTCTTCTGCCATTATTTACTCCTATAAAGATTTAATATCGTCCGGGTCTAATATGGTAGCTATGACTTCATCATCGTTAATGATTCTAACCTCATGGTCATCTTCCAATCTAAAACGAGTTCCAGCATATCTGCCTATTAAAATCCAGTCCCCTTTTTTACACCAGGCATCACTGCCAAATTTGTTTTCGTCTTTATAAGATAAAGGTCCAACCTTTAACACATAGCAGATGACTGTAGATAAAGCTTCTCTATCTACGGTTTCTTTTACTAATTGAATTCCAGCTTCTGTAACTCCCTTGCCTTTATATGGCAATACCAACAAACGCCATCCTGATGGATTGGGCATTCTGTCTAGTAGGGATTTATTGAGTAACTCTGGATCGAGTACTTTTTCTTCTGGGGCTACAAAAGCTTTGTCTAGCTCTGAAACCTTTTCTTGTGCAAGTTTTTCTTTATGTTTTTCAAATTCTGTTTTTGCGACTTTTTCATTCATCGATATCATCCATATGCAGCGTTTCTTGTAAATCTTGTATGAGTGAGCGAATCGCCGACAACTCTCCCATAACGTATTTGTAGTCCTCCATCGATTTTATATTGCCACTTGCAATTATGTCAACCGCGTTCTGTTCTCTTTGTCTTAAAGTCTTGAATAAATATTCTGCTAAATTTACAGCATCCATTGGCTCTCTCCTGCCTATGTTTGTTTATCTCTCCCTAGGATCATCCATCATAGGCATTGTTCTTAAGCTAGGTTTACTGCCAAGCGTTGGAAGCGTTGGAAGTGTTGCAGACGGTAATGATGGCATAGAAGGCATTGATTGAGGCACTACAGGTGCTGGTGGTTGTGGTACTTTAGGTACAAAACTGCCACCGTCACCTCTGTATTCATTGGGAACAATTTTTATATCGCTAGTTGGCGCAGCTCCTTCTAAAACATAACCAGCATCTTCTAAAGCTTTAATTTTACTTAAAGTAACCTCTGGTTTTGGAGAACCCAGTAAATATGGTGCATAGGCTCGTAAAATATCTTGCTGTGATGGAACTGCGCCAGCAGCTAATGAACCCGCTACATCGATTTGGTCAAAAGCTGGAGCTACAGGAACGGGTGCTGGAGCTGGCATAGTTTTAGCACCACCAGGACCGCCAGCGAATACAGGAGCTTCTACTACAGGAGCTGGTGCAGTAACAGGTGTTCTTCTTGGTGTTCTATCCACATCCCCTCTGTCTTCATAAGTCATGAATCTTTCTTTGGCTTCGTCTGCTTCACCCTTATCTAAATAAGTATAAGGTTTAGCTGAATCAGGCACTCTGCTCCAACCTTCAGTAGTGCTACCACCTTTACCGGTAGTTGGATCAAACCAATGAAATGTCATTGAGTTTATGTATTCACCGCCTAATGCTCTTTGACCTAAATCACTATAAGCAAAAGGATCATACTTTGGTTGTGGTGTAGGTACTGGCATTGGCATAACTGGTGCTGGTCTACCAATCACTGTTCCGTCTTCAGGTACTGTTTGTTTAGGTTGTTCTATCGGCACTCTAGGTGGTGCAGGTTGAGCCATTTCAGGAGGAGGCGTAGGACTAGGCATAGGCATTATCGGTCTTTCATATGGCCTTCTAAAATTATCTCCTATTGCATCTGTTCTTCTGTCAGTAGGCATGAAAGCTTGTTCTGGTTGAACAGGAGCTTGATAGCCTTCAGGTGTAAAAAATGCTGGACCGCCAACAACTAAACTAGGTCTAGGTTGCATAGGTCGTGGAGGTGCTGGCATACGTTCTATACGCTCTACCTCACCAAACTGTTGGTTTCGTACGCCAGGTGCTACAGGAGGTGTTGCCATTAATAGATTCCGCTAAACTTAGTTCCTCTCAAAGCAGCTTTACCGCCACGAGATTTACCTGCTCCAAATGGTTTAGGTGCGCTGCCGTTAGCAACTTGTTCTGGTCCTGAGTAATTAACAGTACCTTGGTCTTTGATAGTAACGCTTGATTTAACGCCTTTTACTTTTTCCATTTTTATTACCTCTTTTATTTTTTGACCTTCTTGCTTGTTCAAGAGCTATAGCAATGGCAGTCTTTTGTTTCTTTCCACTGCGGGTCAATTCACTTATGTTAGCAGATATTGTCTTCTTGCTACTACCTTTTTTTAAGGGCATTACTTTTTCTTAGGTCTTCCCCTTTTGGCGGGTGCTTTAGCTTTTGTTACCTTGGCCTTAGTCTTAGCGACAGCTTTAGGCTTTTTGGCTGCAGTTTTCTTTTTGGGTTTGCTTTCTTTAACGACTTTTGCGAGTACTTCGTTGGCTTCTTTGTCGGCTTCCTTCGCGATTTTGTCGATGTCGATATTTGCATTCTCATTGACGCTCGGTTGATTGGCATTGATCCTTTGCTCCTCTTCTAACTTAAGTTGTTTCTTTTGCATTTCTGCTTGTTCTTTTCTTAATGAACTCATCTGTTACCTCTCATAATATCCATTGCTTTAAATTGCGCTGCTTGGTCTATTCTTTCTTTCGCTATATCGTCTTTCATAATAGCAATATCTTTTTGAATACCCAAACGTTGCTCTGCCAAATCATTGTTTTCCATAGCTCTCATAGCATCAAACTGTTGTTTCTGAGCAAACTCTTCACGCTTGCGCTGTACATCATCAGCTTTGATATCTAGTTCTTTACCTCTGAGTTCAACCAAAGGATCTGGTTGCGGTGGAGGTGGCATGAACATAGCATTGATTTGTTCTGTTAATCCCGACACAACTGCAGCAATATCTTTGGCTACGTTCTCTTGTAGCTTCTGTTGATATCCCATACCAATTTCTGGTGGTAGTTGTTGTATCTGTTGAGCCATAGCTTGGAACTCAGGATTTTGTGCGTTTTGTTCATCTACAATTTCAGATGCTCTAAATGAAATATGTTGATAAATATGTGCTTGTATCAAAGATAATACAACAGGATTTGCTTGTGCAGTTATGGTTCCGTATAAAGACAAGTGACTGTTGATATGCGAATCATGGTCTTGTCCAGCAAAAGCCTGTTGAGGTATACCGGCAATCAATCCAGAGTTTTCATTAGCTGGATCCACAGGTTGTGGTTGAGGTGGTGGAGGCAACAATTGTTCTATGTTCTGCACACCCATAGAAGAATACATTCTTCTGTAAGCTTCGTATATTCCAGTGGGACCATGAATCTCTGGATTACTCTGTACGGTTCTCAATAGTTCTTGAGCCATCATAACCCTTTGACTCATAGAGAAAGTATTAGGATCTGATACAGGTAATACGTCTACTCTGTCATCAAAGTCCATAGACTTAATCATTTGATTGCCATTCGCAGTATTGTACGGATAAGACGGTGGCAATGATTCTGAAAACACTTTAGCTAGTATTTCAAACTCTATTCTTTGGCTTGAATGTAATCTTTTGTGGATTGCACTCATCACACGAGTACCACGTTCCAATAAAGCTATCGTTGTGCCTACTGGTGCATTTTGATTGCCGTCTCCAACTTGCGTATCAGCGATAGATGCGAAACGCCTACCGCTATCAACCAATATCCCTAGGAGAGAGAGTAGGGTTTGACTTGGCTCCTTAAAAGGCAGCGGAACAAAAGCGTCTCGCAAACTACCACCGGGAGCATCCATATCTCTGAACTCTCCAGGTTGTAAAGGCTGATCATCATTACGTATGCGGATACCACGCGCTTTGAATCCAGCCGGTAAGTTAGAAAGAGTTCCAGCATCTATAAGCTGTCTAAGTATTGATGTGGAGGCTTTAGATAAACCACCAATCATGTGAGTCAAACCAAAGCCATAGAACCCTAGACCTGGTAAAAATTTGTAATGTACGAAGTAATTAATCCTTCTTTTTAAAGGATCTTCTTCTCTGTAGTTTCTTCTAACGGATAAAACCTTGTCGTTAGCTATGGTTACGATATATGGAAGCTTAATACCTGTCTCTTCGCCCTGTGCATTGAGATCTTCAAAGCCCGGTATATCTAATTCTGTATGAATTTCATACACCTTACAGGTATCGTCATCGTTATAACTAGGACTTATACCTTGTATTTGATCTATTTCTTCTTGAATATCATCAGTCTCTTCTGCCAACATATTGCCAGAATCTACATTCACATCACTGTAAAAACCCATTTGTTGTAGTTTCTTAATGTCGTTTATGGACATATTGATTACATGAGTAATCCTAGTAGCACTGTGTAGATCTGTAGCAGCATAAGGTACGATTAAGTCTTCACTTGGTATGAACTTAGATACTGCTCTACCTAGGTTCTGATCATAGTAAATCTTTCTAAAGGCTGAACCAGACAAAGGAAGATAGAACAACATCTGATCCGTTTCAGGATCGTATTCTTTCATGACTTGCATCAACTGATAGTTCATGAACTCTTGCACACGAGAAGCTTGCGCTTCGCTGTCAGGAGTAGTCATACCCAATACTTGTGTTTTAACTGGTCCTTGAGATGGTAGTAATTCGTTATAGGCTTGCGCTTGGAACTGAGTCACGGATTCTGCTAATAAAGGATGCATCACCCCGGATGCGCCTTCAAATGGTTGTGCTCTTTCTTCTGTCTTCATACCAAGATACTCAAGGCCATCGCGGTAAGTCTTTTCCCAATCGCTACGAGAATCTTTATCTGAATCAACGTTATCCATCAAATCATTCTTTAAAGAATTCAAATCAGAATCATCCATCAAATCTGCTAAGTTAGCAGAGAAGTCTGTATCCATTATAGGAGTTGGCATGTTGCCAAAAGCAATCGTACCGTCTTCTAGTTCTTCAAATGATTCTAGTTCTGGATCTTCCTCAGTAACATCGACTTCGATATCCATCGCTTTGTTGCGATTTCTAACTTGAAGTTCTATCTGTTCTTCAGAATCAATCGCTTTGTCTATATCTGCCATTATCTATTACCTTTTAAAAAAGCTCTCCCCTGACCTTTCATTGCCAGACCGCCATTCTTTTTCTTAACAGGCTTAACAACTTTTAAAGTTGACCCGCCATGTGCATCATCAAGAGCTTTCTGTATTTCAGGTACATCAGACTTATAAGCTTGTTTCCCCTTGCGGTATCTTTCCTTTTCTTTCTTAGTAGGCTTAGATTCCTTAATTTCTTTAACAAGTTTCTTGATTAAAGACTTGGCTATTTTTCTAGGCACGTTTACCTTTTAGATTTCATATAAGCTTTGCCTAAACCTCTATTAGACATTACAGCTCCACCAGCCTTAAAATTAGCCATCTTTCTTGATCCTGGCTTGCCACTTTTCTTAACAGGCTTCTTACGACCTCTAATGAAATCAATAGCACCTTTATCGCCACCGAACTTCTTATCCTTACCTAAAAGAACTTTCTTAACGCCTTGTCCTAATCTGTTCAACGGACCTCTAGCTTTACCTTTTCTGTTCATGTATTGCTTAAGTTCGTTGGCATCGTAACCTTTTTTCTTAAGATCATCTTTAGTTACAGCAGTGTATTGTTTTCCTTTATAGGTAAATTTTGTTCCTTCACCTTTGGAACGAGCAAATTTAAAAGCTTCTCCAAAAGTTCCTTCAGACGCTTTAGCGGAGGGCTTCCTTTTGCTAGTTACAGCTAATGCTGTTAATCCAGCTGCTGGTGCAATAGCAGCTGCTTTTACAGCTGTAGGTATTTTACTAGCTCTTGCATTTCTTCTTCTAGCTGTTGGACTAGCGATAGTTTTTGCTGCTTGAATATTACCTTTCGCTTTATTGGTAGAGCCTTTGGGTCTTCCACGTCCTTTAGTTGTTGCAGGTTTTGCTTTAGGCTTCTTCATAGCCCCTACGGTTCCTTTTTCTGGAGCACCGCTGATTGCTCTGCTTTGTGGTGCGTTAGGATTGGGCTTAAATTTCTTAGCTGTTTTTTTAGCTGTTTCTTTAACTGCTTTCTTGATTATCTTTCTTGCCATGTTATTACCTCTTAATAATATATTCGCTCTCTGGGTACTGGCTCATCGTCCTCTTCGTCTGACGCTAGTCTAACGAAGT